GGCATCGGTAGCCTTAGAACGTATGAGAAACAGAAGGGTTTGACAAAATGAGTGACATAGAAATGTTTCACGTTGGTGAAAACGAAAGTGGAGAAAAACTTTATAATTTAAGGTATGTTAAGGGTGGGGTGTCTTTACCAACACCGTCGATGACCGAAGCCCAAGCTCTTGCAAAAATTAATGGGACTGAGGTGACCGAAGAAGTTGCCACAACCACAGATGCTCCTGATTACAAGTCTATGAAAAAAATTGAATTAGAAGCTTTAATGAGAACGCACGGTATAGAATTAGATAGACGTAAGAGTAAAAAAGACCTTATGATGGAAATAGATACTTTCTTTAAGGGTTCGTAAAATGAATATTGATCGATTGAGACAACAGCTCGAAATAGACGAAGGGTGTAAGTACGTCATTTATCTGGATCACTTAAATTTGCCCACGCACGGAATTGGCCACTTAATTCTTGAAAGTGACCCTGAGTATGGTCAACCTGTTGGAACCTCTGTTTCAGAAGATCGTGTTATTGAATGTTTTGAAAAAGACTTGGAAAGTGTGCAGAAAGATTGCTACAGGTTGTACGATGACTTTGATGATCTTCCTGAGACTGTGCAAGAAATCATAGCAAACATGTTATTTAATATGGGTCTGGGAAGAATGAAGGCGTTCAAGGGTATGAAAAGAAATGTTGACGCTCGACAGTGGGACAAGGCAGCAGACGAAATGGTTGACAGCAGGTGGTATGATCAAGTTGGTGAACGATCAAAACGTCTAGTAGAGAGAATGCGGAGCGTATGAGCTTACAATTATTAAAATTTCAACCTGGTATTGTTAAAGACATTACAGAATACGCTGCGGGGAAAAGCGGTCCGTTCTGGGTGGATGCTGACTTAATTCGTTTTCGCAATGGTTACCCAACTAAAATAGGGGGTTGGTTGGCTGATATTTACAATGGATTAAATGCAGATGGATCACTTTCGACTACTCCGACAACCATAGAAGGTATTGCAAGACGCATGATCCCTTGGCGGTCTAATGAAGATGGCAAAGACAGAATTGTAGTTTCTACTCACAATCATCTTTACATAATTCAAGACAGTTCTCTTTACGACATTACACCTCTCAGAGACAAAACAAATGCTTCTACAACAACAACGGAAGCTTTAGATGATAGCGAGACTGGAATTGATCTAACAAGTGTCACTGGCTTTAAAACAGCAGGTGTCATTAAGATAGGCTCTGAAATAATAACATATACAGGCATTAGCACGCTAACTCTGACTGGCTGTACGAGAGGGACAAACAGTACCTCCGCTGCTGCTCATGATAGTGGTGCTACAGTTACACAAGTTCTTATTGCTCCGATTGCTACATCCGATACAAGCACAACAGTCACTATAACAGATAGTGGGCATGGTGCGTTAAAAGGTGACTTCGTTGTTTTTGATGGTGCTACGGCAACTGGCGGTATTGCAGCGGATACGCTCAACAGAAGATCTGGCTATCAAATAACGGCTGTAACAACAAACACGTTTACAATTACAGTTCCAAGTGCAGCGACTTCTACAGTGTCTGCAGGGGGTGGAAACGCTGTTGTAATTAATTACCTTATTGGGTCTGCTGCAGGGCTAGGAATACAATCCGCTGACCCTGCACTGGGTTGGAGTGTTGGTGCGTGGGGAGACAGTACATGGGGTACGGCTCGTACACAAACAGAATCTAATGTTGGCTTGGAAAGTTCCTGTTGGAGTTTAAATATTTGGGATGCGGATGTTTTGTGTCAGGTGCGAGGTGGAGCACTGTATTACTGGGATACTTCTAACGGAGTAACGAACAGGGCAGAGCTTGTTTCAGACGAATCAGATGCTAAAGCAGTACCGACTGTTGCACGAGTTTTAAGTATATCTTTCCCTGATAGACATGTGATTTGTGGCGGTGCAGATGCTTTTGTTTATCCAGATAGTACAACAGGAACATTAGATCCAATGCTTGTGCGGTGGTCTACTCAAGAAAGTTTTTCTATATGGAACCCAGACACAGATAATACTGCAGGGGATCAACGATTAGAAATTGGAACTAAAATTGTTGCTATAGTGCCAACTCGTGAAGAGACAATCATAAGCACAGATCAAGCGATCTACGGTATGAGTTTTGTAGGAGCACCGCTTACTTTTCAATTTAGACTTCTTGCTACAGATGCAGGAGCTTCAGGGATCAACACAATGATAAATGTTGATTCTACAATATACTGGATGGGTAAGAACTCGTTCTATATGTACAATGGTCAAGTTCAAGAAATGCCGTGTCCAGTGCAATATTATGTGTTTGATCGAATGAGAAAAAATTACCAAGATAAAACTGTGTGCGGACATAATAAGAAGTTCAAGGAAGTCACTTGGTTCTATCCTAGTGAAGACGGTGCAGATCAGACAAACCCTGAGCCAGATAGCTACGTCACATACAATTATGCGGAGAACGCTTGGACAATTGGTACTATGGATCGTACAGTGTGGTCAGATAGCTTCGGGTTTAGAGAAGTTCCTTTTGCCTTTGATAAGGGTGGCAATCTTTATAACCACGAGACAGGGACAACGGATAACGGCTCTGCTATGAATAGCTTTGTTGAAAGTTCCCCAAGAGAATTGACGGATGGTGGAGAAAACTTGTATCTTGTCGATAAGATAATACCAGATGTGACGCTGACATCGACTACAAATTTATATGTTGAGTTAAACACACGAAAATATCCAAATGCCACCGAAGTAACAAAAGGTCCATTTACAATTACGTCTACTACGCAAAAACTATCGACAAGGGCAAAAGGTCGGCAAATGAGCATGAAGATCTATAGTTCTGGTACAGAAGATACTTGGTCACTAGGTGACTTTAGAATTAACGCAAGAAAGGATAGCTTGAGATGAGTGCTCCCCTTTCTGTAGTAAGACTTCCTAGTCCACCAAAAGAATACGAATTTAGTTATATGGCAAGATTAATTAATACTTTGGAACTGGAGAAACAGGCAGCGTTTTTCGCAACTTCTTCCGCATCTAAAACAACGGAAGATGTTTCTCAAGCGGAGGGGTGGTTTCTTGGCTAACAGTTTTAAAAACGCAAAAGTTGATCTGACCACAACGAATGCAACTACGTTGTATACTGCCCCAAATACTGCAAGGGCAATTATAAAATCTATTCTTGTTTCCGAAGACAGTGGTAATGCAGATACGATCACAGTTACATTGACAAATGCGAGTTCTGCTGTATTTTCCTTGTTTAAAGTTAAGGCTGTGGCTGCGAACACAACAATAGAACTGTTGACAGCACCACTGGTTGTGACTGAGAGTGAGATAATTAAGGTAACCGCTGCTACAGCTAACAGATTGCATGTTGTGGCAAGTGTATTGGAGGTAAGTTAAATGGTTGGAGCTTTACAAAATTTACCAAATAACAGGAACCAACCTTTTAGTTATGACCTGATAGGACAGAGAACAAATGTCGCTCCGACGTTTTCAAGTGGACGAAGGTTTCAAGATTATATCGGGACACCTGCGTTAACGTCCTTTCCGTTTGTTGAAAGTATTGTAACAGGGCAAGTTCAATATAATGCAAACAACCCTACACACACCGCTAAAATGGGTGAGTATGCCAATTGGAAACGAAGAAACCCTGAAGCGTTTGCCCCACAAGTCGAAGAGCTGACAGGATTTGCATCTCAAATTGGTGAGAGTGTTGGATCTTCCTTGTTAACTGGTGGAGATATTTCCGAAGGATTTAAAGGTCTGTTTGGAAAAACAGGCATGGATGTGGCTGCAGGAAAAACCGCCTTTGGAAACCTTAAAAATCTACAAACGAAGTACCCTAGTAGTTATAAAGAGCTTACAAAAAGAGGTATGTTTGATGGTGTCATAGATACTGATAAAATCCCTGCAAACATTGACGTTGATAAGTTGAAAGGTATTACAGGAAGAAGTGAACTTTTAGCCGAAGGTGTCCCTGAAGGGTTTGACGGTTTTAAGGCAAGACTTACAGACACACAACAATTAAAAGGTGCAGCAGGGGGAGCTATCGGTAACTTCGCTGTTCAGCTTGCTTTAGGTCGAGATCCTGCCAAAGCTGCTAAATCTGCAGGTGCAGGAGCTATCGGTAAAATACTGGGGAATGCAATCCTTCCTGGTTTCGGTGGATTTCTTGGTAGCACTTTGGGTTCTATAATTGGTGGCAGAGTTATCTGTAATGAATTAATGAGACAGGGGCTGCTAACAAGGAAAGAAGTTGTCTTGGATTATAAATTTACGAGAGATCATTTAACACCAACGCATGTCAATGGATATCATGTCTGGGCAGTGTGGATGGTCAAGCAAATGCGTAAGGGTAAATTTGTAAAGTTCTGGAAGCATGTTGCAGGACATCGTGCAAATGAAATTGCCTATATCTATGGCGAGAGAGATAAGCCTGACTATTTGGGCAAGATATACAGAAAAATTCTAGAGCCAACCTGTTGGG